GCCTAGCTCAAGACCCTGGGGGCGAACCCTCCAGAAGCGGCTATCCAAACTTACCAAGTGGGAAATGAAGGCCCACTGGCTCCTTTAAAAGTATCCAGACCCTGTGGTCTTTTCACCGCAGGGAACCTTCAAGAGTGAGAGTATTTTAAAGTGATGTACTTTATTATCCTTCTCACTCTACTTATAAAGGGGTAAGAATAGATAGCGCTTAGTTTTAGCTAGGCGCTCACTTAGATAATCCAAAGTGACGGAGTAAGAGCTAAAAGTATGGGTAAACCCAGCACTCTTTAACTCTTGAGAAGCTAAAGGTATGGGTAAACCCAGCACTTCAGATAGAGAATAACCTCCAGATCTTGGAATATGAAAATCTTACTACTGATTATAACCTAAGGCCTCAAAGGGTTCGTACCCTAAGAGTCTTTAACCTTAGATCTCATAAGATTAACTTTATTCTTTTCCCTGGACTTAGCTTTACGAACACGGAAATACTTTTCCCTTTGTTTTAACTTATCAGGATGTCATCTCTCAACAAGTTTGTCAAGACTTGTTGGAGCTAACTCCCCAATAAGTTTTCAATTGGGTTGTATCTCATTGTATCGTAATCTAACTAGGTATAAGAATCATTTTGTCAGTTGAGACTCAGCAAGTGAGATCGAGTGCGCGGCTCTTAAGGATAGAATCTCATCAGCGACAAAATACTTTGATATTCCCAATTCGAAAATATTAAGTGATTCATCGTTAGATGAAAGTCTAGCAATATAATCAACTTGTTGACGAAGAAGGTTATTTAAGCAAAATATCGCAGGATAACATTCTCTTCTTAAGGCTCTGTATGGTTGGTTACCCAAGTCTGGGAAAGTTTCCAAGAATGGTTGATCTAATTTCTTCGAAATAATTTCAACGTTCGAGAAAACTCTCTCAATATCCTTTTCAACTATGGACACTTTAACCTGTTGGATTAAATCCAATACTATCTCGGATGAGGTAGAGGGCATAAAAACCCCTGGTTGAAGTGACGGCACCCCAAACTCTCGTGTCACGTAACTCAACAAAGAGCTACACAACATCTCAAGTTTCGGATGTCATAAAGAAGAATTATCAATATAAGAGACTTTGGCATGATTTCTAATGAATAAATCATTATTGATCTTTACTTTAGTCTCATTCCTTGCAAGCTTCGCAGTATTACTGTGCATGACTTGTTTGGCTAAATCGGTAATGTTCTTTATATAGTAGAAACATTTATAAAGTTTCAATGGACGAGAAGAATCTCGACCAAAGAACTCATAAATGCTGGATATAAAACCCGGTCTCCCTTCTAACGAAAGAGTCCAACCGTGCTGTTGTTGATTCTCTATGAACTCATGGAGAAGAGAATATCTCTTCCATGTTTCAAGGAGACCTCCAATACTATATCCTGTGATCTCTATACCTCGATGAACCCACCTCTTGGCAAATTCAAATGTGTCTACAGACACATGAGTCTTTGCTTCAGAAATTGGCATATCAAGTATAGAACACAAGATCTTGTATTGAAGGGCAACAGCTTCATTAGCTATAACAATATCATCACCAAGTAAAACATAGTCTTTAAAGAACCGGTTAAAACCGGCTCGAATAGAGGCTAGTTGAACTATGTAATGGTGTGTTAAAGCCATGACGGCTCAAGAGCTATACGCCCCCATAGGCTGACCTGTATTATATTTATAATACTGGTTACCTTTAGGGTCCAAGAACTCAGTGCTGGTTAACAACCGGGCCCATGCTTCAGATTTCTCTTCTCCTATTATTGATTGAATAACCTTTTGTTGTAGAACAATAGGCATACGATCAGTAGCAGCAGTTAGATCAAAACTAAAGTAAGGACCACAAGAAGGAAGTTTTGAGATAAAACTACCCTGGTTAAAGGTACAATCAGACTTTATATTCTTCAACAAGTCCATTAAATGGAAATGGAGAGGACGTAAAGCAGTTTGTGATCAATAATCAAGGATAGCAATAACTCTTGATTTCCCTTCCTTGTCACTAAAATAACTTAATTTCCTAGGTCATTGCGCAGCTTTCTTATAAATCTTTTCTCATATATCTATGAAGGAAAGTCCCTTAATTGGAGTCCGCATGTGCGCCTTCCTTATATGGAAACCCAGCTCATCACCTCCTATAGATATTATATCTTCTATAGTTGATTGAGATAATGAGGTAAGATCCTTTGGGGAATTTGCCATTGCAGGCCCGTTAGGTCCCTTCTTTGTAGTAAAGTGGAAAGATTTAAATGAAAGCGGAGCCTCCTTAATTCTTAAACGCCTACAAATCTCCTTATGAGTATCACCAGAAATTTCTGGTAGTTTACCCTTTCAGGGATCTGTAATTGTGTCGGATTTAAGGACAGCCGGAAGATGAAAGGCTCTACCCATACTAAATAGGGTATTATAAACCCTTAAAACATTATAGTATGTTATAGAATCGTTCTCTACTGACTTAAGGTGGTCTTGCATAAATTCAAGCTGTTTTGGAAAACCGCTTGAATTTAAGGCAACACCATCTAGGCTTTCTAGAGGCTTACCACTAAGGAATCTTGTAAATGCCAATCTCGTAAGTTTAAAGTACGAGATAGCATCTGCAAGCCCTCGGTGTTTAGCCCTCTGGACTCAAAGATCTAGATATAACTCAACTATCTGTTTTAACTCGTCACTAAGAATTAAATAAGAGGTTAATACTATCGGGATTAACTTCCGTATTTGTATTAATTTCATTAATTGATTTTTAGTAGCAGATTAAAATAGATAAATAAGTTCATATCCACGTGGCAGAACCGCCTCCACTACTCACCAAGTGGGGCGCCAACCCAAGTGGGAATAGAGTTATTGTTCAAACTCTTAAGTCGACGGGCAGGTCTGTGCTAGAAAGACACTTGACGACAGTCATCTTTAGATAGATGAGGTTGAATGAGCAGGAAGTTGGGCTTTAATCCCTAAATCAGTTGCCCTATAGGAGAATTTCTTCTCTAGAGTCTGATACTCTTCCTCTTTATCCTTGTCAGTATCAATCAGGGTTCACCTTAAGAAGTTACTAGACCTAAAAGGCCTAGGCATCACTTTTGATACCTATGGAACTTATTGTTCTAACATTTCCAAATTAAGGTTCACTCTAAGCTGTTGCAGTGGTAACACTGTCAGCACTTTTGGTCCTGTAAGAGTTTAATGTATAAAGCTCCAAGGATGAACATTTCCTCCCTATCCCTATAGATGACTATAGAAAAGTTCAATCTACACAGATCTGTGGATATGGGGTGTTTACAATTTAAGCTCTCTGCACCCAGCAGAGTGGTCTATGTCAACGCCTCCTGCTTTTATTAGAAGGTGTCTCCCAAGACACGAAAGTGTTCTTGG